TTCGCGAACATGTACATGAAGCAGTACTACGACGCGCCGGTTGGTGGTGCGTTCCGAACCAAGATGCTTGATTCCGTTGTCCGACTCATCGTCGGCAACACGGCTATGGGCGGCGCCAAGAAGCCGCTTGAGCTGATGAGCGAAGAGGAGCTTGAGGCTGAACTGCGGCGGCAAGTCTTGGAGGCCGCTATGACCATGCAGAAAGTAGAGGTGGTTGATGAAGTGCGAAACCTGCCGCTGGTGGCACCAGCTGAACAAGGAGATGCAGGAAGCGGGGATCGGCCTGTGCAAGAGGTTCCCGCCAAGCTGGTTGAACGAGAACACCTGCGCTTACCCGGTGACCCCGCGCACGGATAGCTGCGGCGAGTATGAAAAAGCGACACCCCAAGATCCCGCCTCCGCCAGTGCCTGAAGGTCCGGTCGCCGGGCTTACGCAGCACGCACTGTCGCAGATGAAGGACGTTCAGGCCGAACTGGCCGAACGCCGCCTAGAGGCATTGCGTCTGTGGGTTCCCATGGCAAAGCAAGAAGAGTTCCACGCCTGCATGGCTTCTGAGCGACTGGTAATCGGCGGCAACCGCAGCGGCAAGTCTGCGTGTACGTTCATTGAGGACGCACGCGCCGCCACTGGCCAAGACCCGCACGGCAAGTACCCGAAGGAAAACGGGAACTTGGTGATCATCGGCAAGGGCTGGACCCACATCGGCATGGTGGTCTACCCCATGCTCTTTAAGGCCGGCGCGTTCCGCATCATCAAAGACGAGGTCACGGGCAAGTGGCGTGCGTTTAACCCCAGCACGGACGAGGCTCGCAAGAAGGAGTCCAAGCCTGCCCCTCCATTGATCCCGCCGCGAATGATCAAGGACATGGCGTGGACGCAGAAGAACGCCGGCTACCTCAACAAGGCCGAGCTGACCAACGGGTGGACGATCTACTGCTTCTCCTCCGAGGGCGAGCCGCCGCAGGGATTCCAAGCCGATCTTGTCCATATCGACGAGGACGTTTCCAACGAGCGGTGGATCGGTGAAATGCAGGCCCGGCTCTCTGACCGCAAGGGGCGATTTGTGTGGTCGGCCATGCCGTGGTCGAAGAATGACGCGCTCTTGGGGCTGTGCGAGCGTGCCGACCGCGCCGAGGAGGAAGGCAAGAAGGATGCGATCATTAGGAAGTTCGTCCTGCGGTTCTTGGACAACGCGCACATCGACCAAGAGGAAAAGAAGAAGAACATCGAACGCTGGTCGTCTCTCGGCCAAGACGAACTCCGCATGCGTGCCGAGGGCGAGTTCACCACCGAATCCACGCTCATGTACCCGTCGTTCAATCCCTCCGTGCATGTCATGGAGCGGTCGGAGCTTCCCGATGGGCGGGTGCCTGCGAACTGGACTCGGTATGTCTCCATCGACCCGGGCCATGCGGTGATGGCGACCATATTCGCCGCAGTTCCACCCGACGAGAAGTTTGTCCTGGTCTACGACGAGCTGTACATACGCAATTGCAACGCCCTGATCTGGGGCGAGGAGTTCTGGAAGAAGGCCCAAGAGCAGCACATCCACTGCGGCATCTTGGACATGCACGGCGGGTCGCTCCGTGACCTCGGGTCTGGGCGGCTTCCCCATGAGCTGTACTCCGAACAGCTGAAGAAGCGGGGGCTCAAGTTCCACATTGGCGGGACGAACTTCATCCCGGGCTCCGACGACATCGCGGCCCGCACCGCGCTCGTTCGCCAGATGCTTCATATCCGCGGAGATGGGACGACTAAACTCCGCTTCCTGAGCGGCGCATGCCCCAATCTTCTCCGCGAGATGCGCCGCTACCGCAAGAAGACGACCACCGTCAACGGGCAGGTGTTTGTGACCGACGAGCCCCAGACCCGGGGCGAGGTCCATGCCTGCCAGACGCTTGAGTACCTCTGCGCCTACGAACCGAAATACCACACTCCCCCCAGGACATACGGCCCCGAGCCTTGGTGGGTGAAGTGGCAGGCTGACCGCCGACGCCGTCAGCGTGAGTCCAGGGATCCCTGTGTCATCTTGGGGCCAATAGGAAAAGCGCGATGAGCGAATATCAGATGCCGTCTGCCGAGCTGGGTGAGTGGGTTCTGTTCTATCCTCACCATGACGCCGAGCCGAACATCGGCGTGGTGACCAAGGTGTCGTCGCGGACGCTGACGATCTGGGTGATCGCCCCGAGCCTGGGCGGGACCGAGAAGTCCTCGGTCCACCATGTCACCGATCCTGGGGTCAACGAGTTCCCTGACTGGAAGCGTTTTGGCTTCTGGGAAACAAAGCCGCGTGACCCCAAGATGGCCATTTTGGCCGAGAAGGTGGCCATGCTGGAGCGAAAGCTGGAGGCCATTGACCCCAAAAAGGCCAAGTAAGGGCATTGGTCAGTAGGAGACTTTGATGGCCGACGACAATCCCCTGCGCCCCATTGTGAAGCGGTGGCTTGAGTGCATCAAGCAGGCCGAGAAGCACAAGAAGCCCTTCAACGATGACGCATCGGAGGCCATGGCGTTCTATTCGTCAGACCCCGATGCGATGTGGAAGGACGCCTACGCGCGAGGGGAACGCGGCTACAACCGTGGGCTGGACGCGCCGGCGTTCCGGATGAGTGTCAACCGCGTGTGGGAGGCTGTGCGTCTCTTCACCGCGGTGATCCACCACCGGAACCCGGCTCGGACGGTTACCCCGCGGGACTATCCGATGGTTGGTCCTGCGCTCCTTGGCGTAAATCCCGGGCCTCCTGTTCCGCAGATGGGGCCCAACGGGCCCGTCATAGGCCCAGACGGCCAGCCGGTGATGATGCCGGACCCCCAGGTCATGGCATACCAGCAGGCCGTCCAGCAGCAGCAGTTCATGCAGGAGCGCCGGAAGGTCGTCAGCAAGCTCCTTGAGGACTACCTGAACTACACCCCGAACGAGCTGGATCTCAAGCGGCATTCGCGGAAGGTGGTTGAGGAGGCGTTCATCAAGGGCGCCTCAGTGTGGTGGCATGAGCTGTACACGCCCCCCGGGGCGAACGCCAAACTGGCCGGCTCGTTCTTCGACTCCATTGACAACCTTGTCTGGGATCCGGACGCAGACGAGTTTGAGGACATCCGCTGGGCCGCCCGTCGCAGGGTTCAGCCAGTTGACGAGGTAGCCGCCAAGTTCGGCGTGTCCCGGGACGACCTCAAGGGGCATCTGGAGTCGTACTCCGAGCGCGCGGATGAGGGCGAGCGCGGGTATGAGTACAAGCGAAAGACCGGCAAGACCAACGACCTGATCTGCTACTGGGAGATTTACTCCAAGACAGGCTTCGGCGACCGGCTCAAGGACGCCGACAAGGATCTGCGAGGCAAGTTCGACGCCCTTGGTCCGAACTGCTACATCGTCGTCGCCGAGGGCGTTGACTTCCCTCTGAATGTCCCGCCGGCCATGTTGGCTGAAGAGGTGGACGAAACCGGCGTACCGCCGACGATGTTCATGAATGCCCAGTGGCCGATCCCCTTCTGGGCGGAGCCGAACGGCTGGCCGTTCACATTGCTCGGGTGGCACGGCAAGCCCGGCTACTCTTGGCCTATCTCTCTGATCCGCCCGGCTATCGGGGAATTGCGATTCATCAACTGGGCGATGTCGTTCTTGGCAACGAGGATTGCGACCTCCAGCCAGACGCTCATCGGCGTCAGCAAGGCCGCGGATCCTGATCTCAAGGCCAAGATCCTTGAGAAGAACGAGGGCGGCTTCAAGATCGTTGAAATCTCCGAGGCCATCGGCCGGTCGGTCAACGACGTTCTGTCAGTGTTCAACATGCCCGGCGTTACCTCGGACATGTGGAACATCATCGCCGAGGTCACCGCGCTCTTTGATCGCCGGGTGGGTTTGACAGAACTCATCTACGGCATGTCGCGGGCATCCTTCCGAAGTGCTGCTGAAGCTGCCGTGAAGAGCGAGCAAATCTCGGTCAGGCCCGACGACTATGCGAACACGCTGGAGGACGCCCTGTCCGAGGTCGCCCGCAAGGAAGCGCTGCTTGCAAGGTGGCTGATCTACCCGCAGGACGTCGCGCCGATCCTTGGCAACCTTGCAGCCCAGGCGTGGGCCATGCACGTGCAGAGCGAGGATCCCGAGGCCATTGTTCGGGAGTACTCCTACCGCGTCGAAGCCGGCAGCATGCGGAAGCCAAACATCGCCACTCGCACCGAAAACATGAACAACTTCATGCAGGTCATGATGCCCGTGGCGCAGGGCATGCTGCAGGCCGGACAGCCCGACCTTTTCAACGGCCTCATGGCCGCGTGGGGCAAGGTCAACCAGATGGATGTGTCGGGGTTCGTCGTCCCGCCGCCTCCTCCCCCTCCGCCACCCCCTGGCCCACAAGAGCCTCCTCCACCCCCGCAGGGACAGTAGTTTCTTATGGACATCCCATTTGAGGTCCGTCAACTCGGACGCGAAGCAGAAGACACCTACACCAAGGCCCTGCCCTACGGGGAGCGGTGGGCCCTCATGGTCGCGCTGCAATGCCCTCCAGGGACCAAGGGCACCGACCGGGCCTACATGGAAGGCCGGATGAACAACCAGCAGCTCAACGACATGCCCGAGCGGCAGGCCAAGTACGTGGCCGCCGAGGCCCGCAAGGCCGGCATCAACATCTCGGGCAAGTACTACTGCGGCGGAGTGGCTGACGGCCGGGGTTGGCGAGATCCCGAAGCCTGGGTGTCGTCCAACGACGACGTTCTTCGGGTGGCGAAAAAGCGCCGCATGTCAGTGTCCGGAAGCGTGAACTACGACCCCGGCCCTGCCCCGCCCCAGAGGAAACTGATCTCCGAGAGCATTGTCCGAGATGAGGTGCGTCGGGAAAAGAGACGCAACCCCTCGGCCAAGACGGGAGAGATTCGCGAACGAGTGATTGAGAAACACGCCTACAGGGTCAAGAACCGATGAGCGAGATCGCCAGACACTTTACGACCGGGTCCGTCCTTATTGCCTCCACGGCCTCGGCCACCAGCAGCACCCCGCGATTCCCCTTTGGCCGTTATGCCGGCGGGGGCGTGATCATCGGCAACACGGGTGGCGCCACCCAGATTTCTTGGCATGCCGCCGCTGCGGCTGAAGACGTCCCCAGGCCGATCTACGCCGATGGCTCCGCGGTCACCACCTCCGTGACGGTTGGTTGCCTGCCGATTCCGGACGCCTGCTTCGGCTTTCCGTTTGTGGCTCCCATTATCACAGGCGGAACCACCTGCGCCATGACCGTCTGCGTCAAGGGTTAGCCATGCCCCTCTCCCCACGCACCCTCCGACCGGCGAGCAGCGGTTTCAACCCCCGCCAGATCAGCGGCCTCGCCCTGTGGCTGGACGGCGCGGACTCCTCGTCTCTCTACACCACCGATGCGGGGCCGGTGACGGCGGTGAGTTCGCCGACGGAGATCAGTGGGTGTGCGTTGTGGCTGGACGGGGCCGACGCAACGTCGATGTTTGACGCCACATCTGGCGGCAGTCAAGTGGCCGCAGGCGGTTCGATTGCGCGGTGGCAGGACAAGAGCGGGAACTTGAGACACGCCACTCAGTCGACCACTGCAAGGCAGCCAACGCGACAGGTTGGACAGCAAAACGAACGCGACATTGTTCGTTTCGCGGGCGGTCAGGTTGTCGCTTCGGCGATTGCCGACGCTGCGACGCAAAACGTGTTTGTGGTCGCGAAATCGACAGCCTCTGGTTCCGGGCGAGTGTTTAGCTACTTGGGGGTGTCGGGAAACCGCAGCCTCTACGCTTCAACTAACTGGAGGTGGTGGTCAGGAAACTTTGACTCTGGCATATCATCCGCATCGTTCGGCGTTGCGTCTGTAGCAATCACTAGCGGAACGTCGGTTTCGACGTTTGGAAATGGGCTCGCTGGAGCGGCTGGTACGACGACATCTTCTGCGAGCGGAACGCTTTCGGTCGGCGCGGAAGACACGGCGCTGGCTAATCCGTTCAGCGGTGATGTCGCAGAGATCGTTGTCTACAACACCGCCCTCTCCACTTCCGACCGCGCCCGCGTCGAAGCCTACCTCGCCGCCAAGTGGGGCATCTCCGGCGTCCACGCACAGGCCACCGCGACCAGCGATCCGGTGGGGTACTGGGGGGACAAGAGCGGGAACGCGAGGCACATGCTCCAGCCAACAGGCTCGCTTCGCCCGACCGTTGGAACGCAAGGCAGTCGCACGGCTATCGTCCTGAATGGCACAACGCAGTGGCTGCGACAGGAAAGGACAAACTACCAGCGTAGGGGTGCATTTATCGTCTGGAGGCGAACGGGAACACCTGTCAACTTCTCATCGCCATTCGGCGCAAACAGCCTGACAGTCAACGCCGCAACGCTTGGTGGGTCGTCTTACTCGTCTTCTGATGCGGCAAGCCTGTCGTACTACAACGTCCCAAACTCGCACTACTACGCGGCAAACTCAGCCAACAACAAAGCAACCGCCGTTCGATACAACGCCGCCTCTATGGTTGTTGCCGATGCCAACAACTTCAACGCAGGGTTTCGCGCTGCCCAAGACACCGCTGCCGCCAACTTGGTGTATATCGAAACGTCGGCATCCAATGCGGCCAACTGGGCGCACTTCGCGGGCGTGGAGCCATACGATCCAGCGAGGGGATACCCATGCCAACTGCTAGAAGTGCTGTTCTACAACAACACCCTGACGGCATCGCAGGTTTCACGCATCGAACGATACCTCGCCGCCAAGTGGGGCATCACCCTCGCCCCGCAAGTCTCCAACGCCGACGCACAGGATTGGGTCAACAGAGTCTACGCCAACGGCGGCACGGTCAGTGCCAGCACGGCGAGCGCGGTGAATACGTTCTGCGACGCTATCGACTCGGCTTCTGGCCTGCGGTCTTGCTTCTACCGGCTCAATCTTTTCTGCGGCGGCACCAGCGGCACGGCAGTTGGAATCAACTCTGCACTCGTTCCGCTCTATCGCGGGCAATCGCTCGGCGGCACGCAATATGGCGGCGCAGTGGACACAAATGCTGGCAGTAGTGCGGCGTTTATTGGTACGGACTACACCGAATCGTCTGGTCTGCTTTGCAATGGCGTCAAGTACCTAATGCTTGGGACGTTGACGCAAATCAAGCCATCATGGACGACGCATCACTTTGGGTTGGACCTCAAGGACGGGTTCCCAGACGCTTCAAACAGATATGTCATGGGTGCGTTCTTCAACGAGACGCCGGTATCGCCTCGCGGTCACTACGCGATTTCTGGAACAAGCACTTCTGGGCGAGGCGATTCTGGGACTGTGACGAGAGCGGGCTTCACTGCGTCAGCCAACATGAAGATGGTTGTCCGGGCGTCGGCAACAGATATGCGATTGTTTGAGGAAGGATCGCAGGTCGCCACAACGCAAGTGACCGCCGACACAACGAGCGTCTTGCCCGGCGGGCAGTTCTGCGTCGGCGCAAGTTCTTACCAGAACGTGAGCGGCGGCACTCCGACGACGATTGTCAATGGATATGCACCGGCCGTCGGGACGCTGCGCGGCTACAGCATTGGCGAATCCATGAGCGATGCGCAGCGGCTGGCGTTTTCGTCTGCGTGGTCTGCGTTTCGGACGGCTATGGGGAGAACGTGATGTGGCTCTCCGACCTAACCATCCCGATGCCCTACGCCGGGTGCAAAGACCTCGCCCTCGTCTACCCATACGGAGTCGCCCTGTTTCTCTACACCACGCAGCAGGAGCATGGCGACCCGCGACACGTTGTCACCGGCCAGCCGCTGACCGATGGTCGCTACATGATCGCGGGCGAGATGCTCTCGGAGGTGGGGCCGGGCGGGCTGTTCGCATGGATCGCGGCCTACATGACGCCTGAGATCATGGCGCAGGTGGAGGTGGTGCCGATGAGCGAGGTGGCGGGGTTGGTGGTCAGCGAAACCCCCCAAGAGTGACATTGATATGTGGTGGACCGGAAGCGCGATTGATCGTCTCAGGCGCGCCTTGCTGGTTCCGCAGTGTTTGTCTGTTTACCCCAGGAGCAAGACCGTGCCCAATCAGTTGACCTATTCGATTGTCGCCGCCCCTGCGTCCGATGTGGACGTTGTGGAGCGGCTGCTGACCGTGACCGTGGACGGGGAGTCGTCTTCCAAGGCGTACCCCGGCGATACCAGCAAGTTCGATGAGCTGACCGTCTCGCAGGGGGCGAACGTCATCCTGTCGCTGGTGGACGTCGATGACGCGGGAAACCGCTCTGGCGCCGCCACCCTGGCGTTTGAGGCCCTGGACACCATCCCGCCGGCTGACCCCAGCGGCCTGGGCGTGACGCTCGTTTCGGAGTCCTGATCGGTTTTGGTGCCCCTTCAGGCTCTTCCCCGGGCCTGGAGGGGCACTTGTCTGTAGGCCCGTGACCTATTGGTGATCCATTTCCATGGCCTACCTGACCTATTTCGATCTCGTTGAATCGCTGATCACCTCGTCCTACGGCGGCCCCCAGGACGCGGAGCAGCGGGACATTCGCACGGCCATACACCGGGCGTACAACGAGCTGACGACGATCAGGGACTGGTCCTACTACCACGTGCATGGCCGGGTGGTCACCTCGGCGCCCTACAGCACGGGGACAGTGACCGCTTCCGGAACGACGGTCACGCTCACTGGGGGCACGTGGCCTGCGTGGGCGGGCACCGGAGCGTACCTCAAGATTGGCGATGAGATTTGCCGGGTGGCCTCGCGCACCAGTGATACTGTCGTTGTCTTGGATCCCGCACTGTCGCTCAAGGCCAACGTCACTGGCGCACCATACACGCTGTATCGCACCGTCTACCCGCTGCCGTCCGACTTCCGAAACATGGACGAGCCATCAGACGAATACAACTGGTGGTCTGGTATGTACCTCACGCCGGACGAGGCGATGAAGGTGGAGCGGGTGAACAACTCCTCCGGAGAGCCCTACCACTGGACGGTCATCAAGGATCCGGACTCCACGGGATGGGCCATCAAGTTGATCGGCTACCCGTCCGCTGTGGAGACGATTGACTTCACGTACCGCCGAACGGCTCGGCCGATTCGGTGGAGCGGTCATGAGACGGGTGTGCGGATTTCCAGCGCGTCAGTAAACGAAGACAGCGTGGCCACTTGGTCTGCGCCAAACCCCGCCGTGCCGGTTAACGCGAACGGCTCCATCTTCAGGCTCGGCACCGGATCCGCGTACCCGGGCCCCATCGAATCCATGACGCCATACGTTGTGGAGGCGAAAATCACAGCAGTCCAAGGTTCCCGCCAAGTGCTTGCCGCCGGGCTGGCGGGCGACCCGCCGACCACGTACTCCGCCACGGCCGCCATTATCACTGACCCAATCGACATCCCGGCCCACATGTACGGGGTCATGGACTCCGCTTGCGATTACTTCTTGGCGCGGATTCGCGGCCAGAAGGCTGACGCTGCGTTTGCCATGTACCAGCGGGATCTTCGTCTGGCAATGGAGATGGACCAGCTCGCACCGCTTTCCGGCCGGTCGTCTCAGGTCTGGCATGACGGCGGGTGGCGGTCGCCCCTGAAGGTGGACAGAGGATGATCATCATCAGCAAGTGGGCCGGGCTTGCGACCAACGTCAGCCCGTACGCCATTCCTCCAGGCGCTGCAGTCACGCAAGTGAACGTGCAGTGCATCAACCCCGGCCAGTTGACGGTGCGCGGAGGCGTGACGTCCATGTCTTGGACGACTCACACCGGGACAACTGTGCCCATCACTACGCTTCAGCGATTCCAGAGCGGCACGCTGGAGACTGTCATCTACCAGAACGCTTCTGGCGCCCTCTTCTATGCGAAGGGCCCGACATGAACATCGGCGGCGCCACGCTCACTGGGTCTACCAAAGTCTCCTTCTTTAAGGGGCCGTACAAGTACATCTATGGCGTGAACGGCGGCGGGCGAGGAATCCGTTGGGGTGGCTCTGGCAACGCCGAGTACATCGGGATGCGGGCTCCCACCACGGCGTTAACCACGGTTGTCACCGCTGCCACTGCCAACATCGTCGCCGCCGTCCAGGTCGTTGCCCAAGGAAGTGGATACTTTCAGCCGCCCGTGGTTACGTTTTCAGGAGGCGGCCTGACAGACGGTCACACCGGGCACGCGCAAGGGCTTGCACGGCTGAAGAACGGCGGCGTGGCTGGCGTCATTGTGACCCGGGCCGGGGTGTCCTACACAAGCCGACCGCAGATTTCGTTTTCGGGCGGGCGAGGATCGGGCGCCACCGTCACTGTTGGAGTCGATGGCAGTCTTGGTGCTGTGATACCCACGGCGTCAGGTTCTGGGTACACCAACGGCGCCACCATTGCATTCTCAGGCGTAACCGATGCCATCGCCGAGGTGGACATCACGGCGGGCCGCGTCAGCGGGATTCGGGTTGTGAATCCTGGGAGCGGGGCTACGACCACTGCGTCGGCGACTATCTATGCCGTCAGCGGAGGAACCAACGCCACCGCCAAGTGCGTGATGTCCTACGCCGTCACCGCGATTACGGTGTCTGGGGGGACAGGCTACGCAGGTATCGTCCCGGTGCAGTTCTCGTCCATCAGCGGGTCTGGTGCTGCGGCCTACTGCACGGCCAACTCCTCGGGCGCTCCGAAGGACCCGGTGATCACCTCGCGCGGAGCCTATGCAGTTGCGCCCACGGCGTCCGTAGATGGCTCCACCGCTAGGGCCGAGGTCTTGATTCGCGCCCCGATCAAGGGCTCTTACCGTTGCGGGCTGAGATACCTGGACGCCACGGCCATTGAGGATGGCGGGCCAGTGCCCAGCAACCTTTCGGAACTGGTGACAGTAGAAGCCAGCACGGGCGTGGCGACGATTGGATGGCGCTGGGAGAACGCCGCCGCGGACACCCGCGCCGAGGCCGTTGAGCTGTGGCGAACGAGCGCCAACCAAGCTGTCGTCCTGTACCGCATCGCGCTTTTGGAGAAGACCGGCGGAGTTCTGCCGACGTCCTACGAAGACTCCATGGACGAGGCCACGCTGATCGACCCCAGCCGGCCCGGGTTTGGCATCCTTCCGATCACGCTGCCGTCAGGGCAGCTCAACGCCTATCGGTTCGGAACTCCACCCACGGACATGGAAGACGCCTGCTGGTTTCAGGACCGGGCGTGGTACGGCGTCAACACCAATGGGACGCGACCGAACACGCTGATGTTCTCGGAGATTGACGAGGCGGAATCCGTCCCAGACATCAACGAGATCATCCTCCAGAACAACACGGGCTCGCAGGATCGGGTCGTCGGGCTGATGCCCTACGGGGCCATGCTGATCGTTGCCCAAGAGCGGCACATGTATCGCCTGACCTATGTCGCCCAGCCGGTCATTGATGCGGCCGTCACCCTGGCCGGGTATCGCGGCCTGCTGCACAAGCGGTGCTGGACGACGTTTGAGGGCGGGATCTACTGCGTCGATTCTTTCGGGATGTACGCCTTCGACGGCTCGTCCATTGAGCCGCTGTCGGTGGCAGTGGACAACTACTGGCGTGACGGGATCATCGACTTCTCCAAGTCCGCGAACTTCTTTGTCCAAGCCGACCCGACCGCGAGGGTCATCCGATTCCATTACTGCAAGTCCTCGGATGGCTCCATTCCTCCGCGGGCGTTGTGCTATTCCTTGGCTACGAAAGCGTGGTGGGAGGAGACATACGCTCAAGGGATTGGAGCCGCGACGGTGATCAGGCTGGGCGGCAAGCAGTCGCTGGTGGCCGGCGGTGCGTCTGGCAGTCTCCTGAAGCCCAACACGGGCCTTGTGGACTCGGTCAGTGGATCGACGGCTGCGGTTCCATACCAGTTCCGTACCGGACCCTTGTCGATCATTGACGAGCCGACGAGGCAGATTGGCGTCCTCTACCAGCCGACAGCCTCCACGGCGTCCTTGACACTCAACGTCCACTACAACAACTCGGCCACCGCGCGTGCGAATGCCGTCCAGTCCGACCGTGGTGAAGGGGCTGTCGCGACCAGCGGTGGTGTCGTCATTGACATGCGGGCTGCGCGATCAGCTCTGGGCGATTCCAACGGCTACACCACCGCCCGCTACTCGGGCCGAGCCAATGACCGCTCGGCAGGTGGCGACCGGCATCTAGCAGTGGACATTTCCGGATCTCAGGCCGCTGCCGCCGTTGTCCTGCACGGCGTTACGGTCGGCGGGGTGACGGCCTGATGTTTACCCAGCAGGCGAACCAGCTCTCTAGCGCCCTGTCGATGACGCCTGGGGCGCAGCAGAACCAAGCGCTCCTGCAGGTGTTCGCCAACTGCATTCAGGGCCTGCGCACCAACGGCCCCGTAGCAATCAACTCGGGTGCCGGCAGACGCCCGCCACCGGGAGGCGTGATCACCTCTCCTCCCGGGCTGGGGAACGTCACCAACATCTACGACATCAACGACATCACCAATCAGAATCTCTGGCAGTACCTGTACGGGGACACCAACAACAACATCAACAGCTACCCGCGGAACGTGTGGAACGTCAACAACTACAACAATCCATACACCAACAACAACTACTTCACGCAGAACATCAGCAACAACACCACCAACCAAGGTGGCAACACGGCAAACTACTTCGGCGGGGACACGTTCTACGGGGATGAGTACCTCACCAACAACACGTTCAACAACTCTCAGAACTTCAACCTCTTTAACAACAACGACTACCAGACCTACAACGACTACACCAGCGTCAACAACAACAACGTCAACAACAACAATGTGTATGAGTGGTACAGCAACCAGTACACCGACAGCAGCTACAACGATTTTTCGACGACGCTAGAGACGACGCAGAACCTCTACAACAGCTCGCACAACAACTTTGAGGGCGACAGCTACTTCGACAACGTGGTGAACCAAGGCGACGTCATCAATTTGTCGAACGTGGTAAACGAAGGCGACGTCATCAACGAGGGGGACACGTACCTCAACGAGAACAAGGTGTTCATCACCAACGGCGGAACCACCGTCAATCTGGCGACCTACGTGCAGAACACGGTCATCAACATAATAAACGGCGGCCTCCCGGGCGGCCCTCCCGTGGCGCCCCTCCCCCGGGCCGGCTTTCGGGGGACGCCCGGCAAAATCACGGTAAAAGTGCCCAAAAAGAAGTTTAACGCCGACACCTGCGAGCTTGATGACGACGGAACCGTGGATGTGGCGGCCGACTTTACGCCTGCTGGCGTTGTGACGCTGCAGGCCCCCTGACGGGCATTAGTCAGTAGGAGACAACCATGCTTTCGCGCCCGAACAACTACACCTTTCACGGCAATCCGGTTTCTCAGGCTGCGGCCGTAGCGGCGCACCGGGCCGACCGGCAGGCCCAAGGGCAGATCGGGGCCGCAAACGCGACGGCGCAGGGGCAGGTCGGCGCCGCCCAGCAGCAGGCGATAGGGAATCTGTACAACCAGCCGGCCAACATGTACGGCTCGTTTGCCGGCTCGGGGGCGAGCGCTTTCGGCGCCTACTCGGCCGGCATGGCCGGAATCGGCTCGTCGCTTTCCAACCTGTACAACGCCTACGGCAACAACCTCCAGAACCTGTACTCCAACCAGACTGCCACCATGGGGCAGACGGAGGCCGCTCGCCAGATTGGCCTCGCGAACTTGGGGACGGCTGGCCTGAGTGCCATGGGCCAGATGATGGGCGGGGCATTCGGTGCCCAGGCCCAGAACCAGTCTGCCGCCTATCGCGCCATGGCCGACATGCAGGCCGCCAACCAAGGCGCTATGGGGGCGTACGGGGCCAGCCGCAACTCGGCGTTGGCGAACCTCGGCGGTGCCGCAGCGTCTCTCGGCGGCGCCGGTGCCAATGCCTTCTCCCAGCTCGGGACCGGAACTGCAAACGCCAGGGCCAATGCCGCGGGCTCTCTCGGCACGGCCTACGGAAGTGTGCTTGGCAGTCTCGCCAACTCGGCCGGGGCGCTGGGCACTGGGCTGGCAACGGCCCGCGGCAACACTGCTGGGGCCATGGGCTCGGCCTATGGCTCTGCGCTCAACAGCTACAACGCAGCTAACGCTGCGCTTGGCGGCAATCTCGCCGCCGCCTACGGCAACATGGCCGGGTCGCTCGGCAATGCCTACGGTCAGGCCGCTGGCTCGCTCGGGCAGTCTGCCGCGACCCTTGGCGGGAACATCGCCAACGCTGGGGCCGGCATGTACGGTGCGCTCGGTGGCGCCGCCAGCAACCTCGGCAGCTCTGCCAACGCTGCGCTTGGCGGGATGTACGGGACGCTCGGCAATGCCCAAGGTCAGTACGGCGCCTCATCCCAGTCCGCTAGGGGAAGTCTCCTCGCCTCGCTGGCGAACACCGACCTCGGTGGCTACAACACCGGCGCGAGCTACCAGTCTGACATGGCCAGACTTGGCTTGGCTCGCGAGCTGGGCCTTGGTCAGATCGGCGTGGCTGGCAACGCATTCGGAGGCGGTGGTGCAGGCGGCGGCAGTGGTGGTGTCAGCATGACGGCTGGCGGCCAGCCGCTCGGCTACGCATCCGGCAGCTTTGGTGGTGGCGGGGCCGGTGGTGGCCTTGGTGGTGGCGGTGGAGTCGGTGGTGGAGTCGGTGGTGGTGCGCCTGCCGGGCCGCCCGCGTGGTACGAAAGCCCGCAGTCTCTCACGCCTTTCCCCGGCCAGTCGCCGTTTGGCGCGGGCCAAATGAGCGCGGCTGACGCCAGCGTTTTGAGCGGCCTCGGCCGAACTGGCGACATGGGCGGCGCCGGGATTCGCGGAAGCACTGGCTCTGCGCTTGGGGCCATCGGCGGGTACGGAAGCGCTGGCAGCGGGATCATCGACGGCGCAGGCGATCAGGCCGCATTTCGCATCGGCGCCCTGTCGGATCAGCTCGGCAGCCTTACCGGAATGTTTGACGCGGGTGGTCGCAACATTGCCGGCGCCGGGTCATCGGCCTTCGGCAACATGAACAGCGGGTTGAGCGCTGCTGCGAACATCCCCGGCATGATGAACACGGCCATGCGTGGGATTGGCCGCGACGGCTCAAACGCCTTCGGCTCCTTGCGATCCACGGCCAATCAGGCCAACGCACTACGCGGCATGCTGGACAACACCTTCACCGGCCTTGGTCGCGACTACGACAGGTCTTCCTCTGGCATCACGGCATCCATGAACCAAGGCTACGACGCACTGCGAGGGCTCCAAGACTCCGTCGCCTCGTCGCCAATCGCAGGCTACTTGATGCAGTCGGGCCTAGACGCTCGCCGGCAGATCGACGGCTCCATGGCGGCAAACAACAACCTCCTGTCCAGCTGGATCAACGCTGGCTTGGGGTCGGTTCGCGACACCATGGCCGGCTCCTACGGGCAGCTCAACCGTGGGATGAATCAGTTCTACGCCAACATCCCGCGTGACGGTGCTGGGCGCTTGGATGCGGCGTTGTCGCAGGGTGCTGGTGCGATTGGTTCGCTCGGCTCACAGATGCGCGATTCATACCGCAACTTCGGCTCTGAGAACAGCAAGGCAATCGGCAACGCGCAGAAGCAGGCAGACAGCATCATGGACCGCACCGGGGTTGTGACCCCCGCGCAACGCCAGCAACTGGCCGCCCAAGCAAAGGCTGCGGCCATGGGTCGCAATAATGCAGAAGGCAAGAGTCAAGCAGAAATGATGCGTGAGGCCCGCGAGCAGGAAAAAAAGAACCGCGAGCAGTGGATTAAGGACAACCCCTACACGCCGTCTGGGAATGCGTCGATAGATCGCCTCAACAAGGCTTGGTACAACCGCAGATGATCAGCTACGACACTGGCATCGCCAACAACCCGCCGATCACGGCACCCATGCAGCAGCAGGCACTGGCGGGGCTTGCCTCTCATGGTGCGGCTCTTCAGTACCCCGGCTCGGCCGGCGATGTGTACCGCGCCCGCGCCATGGCTTCGGGCGTGGACTATGAGCGTGCCGCGGCTGCTGCCAACAACGAGTACCTCGCCAACGCCCAGCGTGCCCAGCAGTCGGCGGCCTTGGCTGGCCTGCAGCAAATGTCGCAGGCCCAGCAGAACGCCAACTCGCTCGCTAACCAGCAGCAGTCCATGCGTCTCAACTACCTCGGGCAGGCGGCGGGCGGCCTGAACGGCCTGCTGGCCAATATCTATTAGGCATGTTCTACAACACCGACACCACCACCTACGCTCCGCAGCTGGTCCCGAATTCGCAGGGCGCGTTCAACAACGCCCTCGCGCAGGCCCAAGCCGCCGCTGATCCGCGGTTCAATATGAAGCCCATGGATCGCAGCGGTGTCTCGCGTGGTCGCGGGACCGCTGGCATCGCTGGCATTCAGGCGGCGCAGAAACTTGCCGAGGGCGTGGCGCAGGCATATCGGGGGCAGGCCGACGACGCCGCCACTGACGCCGCGAACACTCTGCAGTATCAGTCCAACCAAGAGAACTTCGGGCAGGGTGTCTCCAACATCGCAATGCAGAACGACTACGCGAACGCGCTGGCGGCACTGCAGCGGAACCAGAACATCATGCAGTTCCAAGGCAATGCTCTCGGGGGCCTGCTTGGCAACGCGGGGAACCTCGGAAACTCCTTCGGGAAATACAATGGCACGTATCGATTTTGAGCTGGACGAAATGCTTGACGGCTTCACCCGCGATGGGATGAAGAAGTTTGTGAAGCGCCTCCTCAGTGCCAGCGAGGCCGAGGAGAAGAAGCTGCTCTCGCAGCTCAACAAGCCCGAGAAGAACGACCTCGCCGATCTGGACGAGGAGATGCACGGCAAGCCCAACGCGCCCGAAGTGACCGAAGACGACATGCCGCGCGAGGGCTTGGCCGACGTCCCGAAGAAGGGGAAGAAGAATGGCTAAGACCGA